ATACATCCGTGCAAACGCGCTTTGGCGCTAACACAAGCCAACGGTCGCAATGACCTTTGCTAGTCATATCTGACATCGCCGTCAATGTGATCGCTGTTTTTCCGGCCCCCACAGGGGCCAGTATCATTGCCCGATCATGGGCAAAGAGGAAATCGGCGGCTTCGTGCTGGTATGGTCGCAAATCCATTGGTCAACATCCTCTTTGGACCATAGGCAGGCGTAATTTTGGTTTAACGCACGCCATACGAGAACATGAAAAAGGAATATGTGCATGAAGAGATCACGGCTCCGACAGCGGCTGCTGTCACAAACAAACTTCAGCAGCTTACGTCCGGCTTCGCTTATGATAGCCAAGGCGTTGCTCAGTGGTTTGGACGCCAAAAGTTTGAATTCTCGCAGACATCATCGACGAAAACCAGCGCGACAACACCATCATCGTCTACAACTACAAAGAAGAACTAGCCGAGCTTCAGCGGCAGTTCAAAGTTGCAACCATAGACGAAGACAACGCCGTCGAGAACTGGAACGCAGGCAGAACAGAACTCTTGGCCATCCATCCCAAAAGCGCCGGCCACGGGCTTAACCTTCAGTTTGGTGGCAACAAGATCGTCTTCCTGTCCCTGCCATGGTCGCTGGAATTGTTCGAGCAGACCGTGGGGCGGCTGCATCGCAGCGGCCAGACTAAAGATGTCTGGTGTTATGTGCTGATGTGTAATAAAACTATTGACGAGCGCATATTCAGCGCGTTACACGACAAGAAATCTTTAGCGGAGTTGGCCCTTGCCGAGCTATCACACATGGAAGCAGCTTAACGACCAGCTTGCCGACTTTACCGAACAAGAGGTCTTGGACCTGTTGGAGATGGAAAAGCGAGACGCCCGACGCTCGACCGTCTTAGTGCGCCTGCACCAACGCTACACGGTGCTGCGCATGTTACGAGAACGGGCGGAACTTTTGGAGTTAGTCAATGAACCCCCACGAACTGCTTAATCAGGCCGCCAGCATTATCAGTGCGCGCGGCGAAGGTTACGGCGGAATTGAGAATAATTTTCAGCTTACCGCCGACCTTGCATCTTTGCGGTTAGGCCGCGACTTTCATCCGTATGAGATCGCCGTCATCTTGGCGTGCGTCAAGAACGCCCGCGCCTTCGCGTCGCCGGCGCATCTCGACAGTCATATTGATGCGGTGAACTACGAACTGTTTGCCGCGACATTTGCGGATGACTACATGGCGTCGAAGACCGGCGCTGAGTTTATAGAGTATCAGAAGAAGGCGGATCGTAAGCCCGCGAAAGTGTCCAAGCCGATTGCAGAGTCGCTGGAGAAACTATCCGGCGTTTAATTTACCCCGTGTTCCGGCGTAAACGTGTCGGTCCGCTTTCCCAGCGGAATAATTTTGCGGGTTGTCTCGTCGTGGACTTGCAATCGCCGGTCCATGTCGAGCAACCGGCGTTCTAGGTCGCTGATCTCTTTCTCGTGATACCGCGTCGTGGTGCGGCTCTCAGCCAGCGCCGCGCGGATTTCCGCAATGGTCGACCAATAAACGGCAAGACCGCCAACTATCAAAACAACGGCTTGCACCGCAAGCGCAGGAGACATCCAGCTTCTTCGGTCAATCTTTATGCCGGCAGGCTCGTCTGACTTTTCCATAGTCCACCACTAACTTGGCAAGTTGACTGTCTTTTGGAAGCGAGCGCAGCTCCTGCGCCGCCAGGCGCTGCGTCTCCGCGCTATAGCTAACCAGCGGCGGGCAGCCGGAGCCGCCCGTCGTTTGGCAGGCGGCGAGGCTAAAACTCGCCCCTATCCAGATCGCGTGCGACATCCTCACGGCTGCGCTCCTTCAACATCTCGCGGGCCATACGCTCGGATCGCGCTCGCTCGTTAGCCTCATACTCTGCCGTAGCCATCGCCTGTTCGGCCCGTTTGATGGACCGCAGTGTGACGACGAAAAGGCCGACCGCGATGGCTCCAAGAATGACGACGGCGGTAAGCATGTCAGGACTGTTGGCCGGGCGGCGTATTGGTGATCGAGCGCATTAGCGCCATGATAACGGCCGCGCCAATCGCGACGAGGCCCGCCTTTGGGTCGTCTATGAATTTGACCCAATCGGTGGTGGCAAGCGCCCCGGATGCGGCGATGAGGGCGGCGACAATGTAAGTGCGGTAACCTTGCATGAGTGTCTCCTAATTGCAGGGGTTGCTGGTGTTATCGCGAGCAAGGCAGGCCAGCTCTTTGGCCGACATGCAGCCAGACAAGCTGACAATCGCCGCCGCACATAGTGCGAGGGTGAGCATCGACCAGAAGGCCGACACGGTGGCGTCACGGCGCTCCTGGGGGTCCGACGTGCCGAGCGACATGGTGGAAGCGACTCCGAACAGCGCCGCAAAGGTTGCGATAACGGCGGCGGCGAGGATCAGCACGATGCGCATCAGTCTCTCCTCTTTGTGGTGTTCGCCCCCATCAGGGCGAGGGCGACGGACAGGAGTTGCAGGATAATGTCCTTGGCGTCCTTGCGACTATCGTTGCAGCGCGCCTCGCCGGAGTAGACAGTGGTGTCCATGCCCATCAACGTGCAGCCGATGATCGGCACGGCGGCAACCATGAGGTCGGCAAACATGATGACAGCGACCAGCCAGAAGACGTGGCTGGTGTAGTCCCAATTTTTCGGCGGCTGCTCGTCTGGCATTCTTGCATCATTTTTAACGTATGGAGTGTGCTGGCGTAGCGAGCGCCATTACTTTTGCGGTGATTCCGCCGACTGTTCTACTTAGCGGCATATCAGCCCTCAATCTGAAAATGTGGGCCGTCTACAATGGACTTCCACGAACCGCCCCATGTCACTGTTACGCCGGCAGCTTTTGCTGCCTTCTGCACCGCAGAGTTGATTGCGCGATAGTCGGCCAAGTCCCATGAGTCTTTGCCGCCCGGCATGGCGACAACATCCACGGCCTTGCCGCGCAGATGGTAGCTGTTCATGGTGCGGCTCTTGCCAGTCCTGACAAGATAGACCTGGCGCTCGCGGGTGCGCAGCCCTTCGGTGATCTCGAACGGAACCGGGCTGATTTCGCGGGCGGCTTTCATCACTGCGACAAGGCGCGGATCGACGCCGGCCATGCGGCGGATGCTGGTGGCGTTAAATTTCATCGGTCAGCCTTTTGGCTAAGAATGTCTCGGATGCCATCGAGCTTCAAAAACACTTGCTCAAAGCCGTGATTGAACTCAGTGCGCGTAACATACCGCCCGGCGACCAGCACCTCGATAGCGGATACTTTGTCGGCCAACTGCTTGTCCATGGACTGAAGTTCCTTCAAGGACGACCAGACAGTATTCAGCACCCAGCCGCCCAACATGCCAACGACCGCGACAGCCACATCAAAAAGAACTTGATATTCGACCATCATCGCCTCGACATCGCGTTCTGGTTATTGCGTTCCCCCAGCGCGTTTTGCACGGAAACAACACCCGCAATTTCAGGGGAAAGTTTTTTCAAGTCTTTGGTTATAGCCGCGCCACGTTCGCGGATAGCCTTACCGGTTTTTTGCGACTTTTCGGCATACGCAACCGCTTCCTCAATTACTTGCGCCGCCTGTTGCGGGTCAAGCATTTCAGTCGCAATTTGAATAGCGAGCCGCTTGTCGATCTTGCGCTCTAGCGAGCTAACAACTTTGTTAGCAACGTTAAAAACGCGGTCCATCAAATTAGCGCGCGGCAATTGAACCGTGCGTCCTGCCTCTGGACCGGCTTGCGTCGCCGCCCGCGCCATACGATTAGCTTCAGCCTCGCGCGCCAGGTCGGCGCGAATGGCCTCTACCTTACGCACCTCGTCCGGCGTCAACACGTCGGACAGTTTCTCGAACCGGGGCGCGCCGTCGAGCGCCCGCTGGATCGTTGTCGGAGCCTGCTCAACGGCCGTCGAAAAAACCCCCGCGCGCTGCGGCGCGTCTTCGGCTAGCGGCGACAGTAACTTAGATTCAAGATACTGGCCAATCTCCATGCGGTTGATCGGCCCGCTGCGTTTGGCAAACGACTTACGCGCCGCCTCATAAAGCGGCGATTTTTGTTTGATAAAGCCCATCAATTCGCCACGCGTCTTGGCGATAGCTGCGACCTCTGACCGGCCAAGACTGAATGTCCCAGGGTCGCGGATCATATCATCCATCGCCAGCTTAAGATTGTGTAGGCTGGAAATAGGATATTTGGCTTGCGTTGCCGGAACCGTCGTCGTCAGCGGCGCGCCGGTCGGCCCCAGCAAACCAGACGCAACCGTGCGTTCCGGCGCGGTTTTGCCAATTTGGAAGGTCTGACCGCGTTCAGCCGCCAGTTCTTCCGCCCGGCGCATGGCCTTGTCCATCGACGGCCGTGCCAGCAACTCGGTAAATTCCGGCGTCTCGGTCACAGGCGGGGTATACTTTTCCGCGCCGCGATAAAGCCTGCCCGACACTTTCTTGCGTGTTTCCTTGGCCGCATCCAACTGCGCCTCGGTGCCGCCAACCTGACGAATTTGCGCCAACCGCGCGGCGGCCTGTTCTTTGGCGCGCTCCATGAATTCGGTCGGCAGCACTTCGGCGGCGCTTGCGCCAAGCTGCGCAAACCGCGACGACCCCGCTGGGACCGCAGCCTGCGCCGCCGTCGGCATGGACCCCGGCACAAGTTCGGCGGCCGGGTTACGCAATGCCGCAATAATCTCAGGCGCGCGGCCTTCGGCTGCCTCAAGATAGGTGGCGTAACGCGGAGCCATTGCGTTGCGGGCGAACTCATAGCCGTAGCCGCCCAGAGCAAACGGCGCTTGAACCGCACTAGCCATTACGTTGGCCGGCGACACAGCCTCCGACATTGCTCTTAGCCCCGGACGGCGAAGCGCCGCGCCAGCCCCGCCGGCAACCGTAGAAATGTCGGCCAAGAATCCAACAGGATCAGTCTTGATGGTTTCAGCTATAGCGCCCGGCGATCCATAACGCTCGGCTGCATAGCCGCCAATTGCCTTAGCCGTCTCAACCGGGCTGAGCGCCGCCGATCCAAGCGCCTCAAGAGTTTGAACCGGACTGGTCGCAGCCTCATAAACGCCTTGCGCGAACCCTAGCGCGCTCTGCGGGATGTTGCCAAGCAGTTCGCCAACATAACCGGCGGCTTGCTGCGGAAGCGTCTCAATTTCAGCGCGGGGGCCGGGCATACCTTCGCTATCGGTCAGACCAAAATGTGCCGCGATTTCCGCGTCCGTGTAACCGGCCTCGCGGGCTTTTTGCGCCTGCGGCTGCGAGAACAGAAAACGCCGGATTTCGTCATCCGAATATCCGGCTTTTCGGGCGGTTTCGATCTTCGCTTTCATTACTTGAATATGTCCTCAAGAGAAGGTCGATTGCCGGCCGCCCCTGTGGCTATAGTAGGCTGCCCCGTGTTGGCGTATTTTACCATCAAGCCTTTAACTTGGCTCCATGCCGCTAGACGCTGATTTGCCGGGATATTTGGGTTAGATATATCACCCACCAGCTTTTCAATGAACTGGCGATCACCCTCAGAAATACCCGCGCCAAGTTTGCCAGCTAATTTCTTAAGAACAATATCATTCTTAATGGTCTCAAGTTTGGCAATGTTCTCCATGCCCGACGACGCACCACCAAAGAATCCACGGATACCGGCCGCGCCGGCTTCCATGCCGCCGCTAGTGGACTTGCGGATAAGTCGGCTGACCTCATCCTCGCCCGTTTTAGAATCAAATCCTGCGGCGTCTAAGACTTCTGTGGCAAACCGTTTGTTGTTATACGCCGCGCTGCCGACTGGCGCTTCAGATGTCGGGCGGATTTCAGACGGGATAAGCGCGCCTCGCACCGGAGCCGCAGGAGCCGCAGGAGCCGCCATGGCATTAGCGGGTGCAGCCCCCGGCTGAACCGGCGTAACAAGTTCCGCCTGCCCAGTTCGCGGGTTTGTGCGCGTCACCATTCCAGTGCCGTCTGGCCCCGGCAGAAAGCTATAGTTCGGCGGCTTGACCCCCTCGGTGCCGGGAACGGTAAACGCGCCGCGCTCGGGGGCGTTCTTCGGGATCGCAACGAGCCGCGTGTCGCCGGACGGCCCCTGAATTTCGCGGAACTCCATCTCCTTGGCGCGGATACGATCTGCGGCGTAAGTCTTGCGCGCCTCGTCGGCGGTCGTCAGAAACGACGCTTTGTTCTCTTCGGAATATTGTTCCGGCCATATAGCTTCTACAACCCCGCGTTCGCTGGGGTCCATCTTGGACAGGCCATACGTCCGCGCTGCGATCCATTTGTTCTGATTGTCGGCTTTGGCGGCTAAGTCGAAGGTCTTGTTTATGTGCGCCTCCGCGGCCTTTGTCTCTTCAATAACCCGTGAGGCTTCTTCCTTGCCGATGCGCGCCGCAAGTTCGCGTTCTTCAAGGCCGTATTTTTTCTCCTTCAGCGCGAATTCCTTTTCTTCGCGCCCTGTCTGCCCGCGCCGCTGTTCCTCTAGCGCTCGTTCCGCTCCGGTCTGCGCCTGCCAGAGCGGCGTTTTCATCCGTTGCTCTTCGCGCTGAAGCGCCAAAGCGCCGCGCCGCTGTTCCTCTAACGCTCGTTCCGACGCGGCTTGCGTAACCGACTGTAACATCTGGCGCCCAAACGTTGGGTTCAGAGCGAATGCGCGGTTGATAGTTTCCTGCGCCAGAGGATTAAAGTTCGGTTGCCCAGCGTATTGCCGAAACGCCTCCTGAGCCTCTTGCTGCCGAACGGCTTCCGCAAGCTCCTGCTCCATCACACGCCGGCGTAATTCATTAGTTGCCGACGCCTCCCCCTGCGCCATCGCGCCAAGAAAATTGATGTTCGGAAACTGAAATTCCGGCGTAGGAGTATATCGAACGACCATTTACATTTTCTTTCCGAGCAGATACGCGCCACCCTGGATGCCTTGCCCAAGCAATTGCGCCAAAAGATTGGTTGGCCCCATGTAAGAACTAGCCCGCGCCGCGCCCGCATCCGCGTAACCTTGGCCTATACCTTGGCCTAATCCACTGTAAAGACTGGCTAGGTTAGTTGCAGTGCCTGTTGCCGCGTTGCCGATGCCCTGCGCCGCGCCAAAACCCGTCCCGACGCCGCCCTGAAGCAACCCAATTTGATTCTGACGGTTCTGCATGAACCGGTTGTAGGCGTTGCCATATTCCTGGCTGGCCATGTCCTGCCCGAACCGTTGCGCCGCCTTCAACGCTGCCCCCGATTGGAGTCCTGCTGCTGCGGCGGCGGAACGGTTAACCGCTTGCATCCCCTGCTGTTCACGAAATGCGTAGCCGGGGTCCATCTGGAGTTCGGCTAGAGTCGGCATTCGCATTAAGCTGCCTGAGCTTTT